TACGAGTTCTAGAAGATACTTAAGCAATGCTCCAAGTATTGGTGCTGGTAGCACTTTTTACGTTTCTACTAATGGCTACTTTGGCAATGCTACTATGGCAACTAATAACTACTTTAGTCCAATTCCAACCCCTGGTGGTTTCCTAAATATTGCTGCTCAAGATTTGGTTATGCAGTATTGCTACAGTAAAGTAGATAACGGTGGAACTTGGATTCGTTACAGAGGAAATAGATATTTAGATGCATCTAAAATTTTAGAGTATCAAGCATACTTAACTTTTAGCGGCACTGTTTATGTATTGTTCATAGAAAACAGCCTAACTGATTACGTTGCAAACACTGCTTATACAGTCAACGGTTCAATTCAAAATACTTGGCTATCTTCTTCAACAGACAGCAGCGACTTTACAGTAAATCAAGGAACTACTGGTTGGACATCAAGAAGCGTAACTTCTGGCTCAAATGACGATGGAGTCGTATCCTTTACAGTAATTAGACCAGCAAGACAGCATCAAGCAGGTGCTGTAACTAGAACTGCTGGTGGATTTACTTTCCAAATTACAAACGTAGATGACAGCACCTTTGAGTCTGCTGCTACATATGGAGTAGCAACAACTGCTGGAACTGCAACTATTAATACCAGTACTGGATTGGTGACTCAGACAGGGCTTACCTCTAATCAATTTGCTACAGTTACAGTAAGTAAAGCAAGAACTGGATATGAGACTGCTACTAACGTCGTTGTTCAAGGTCAAGCACTTGCTGGCTCGCCGCCAAGCCAATCATTTGCTCCAGTAATTACTACTAGTGGTGGCTCCGTAGATGCTTTCGGAACACCAAGAAGAGCAGAAGTTCCTACACTTTTAACTGGAACTGCTGGAGGCTATACCAACTCAACAAGCATAACTTCTTCAATGTTGACTATTACTAGCATTAATTATACTGGTGCAGATAGTGATTGGACAAGTGCTGGTGGTCTAACTTCATCAGTAGCCATGAATAACACTTATGCAAGTTCATCTGCAAATATGTTTAGATTTAGAGATAGAGTTGTTGGAACAGATGGCTCTACAGTTGATTTTTATTCTCCTCAAATCTACCGAGCAGTGTATGGTCCTCCAACGAGCGTAGCGCTAAGTGCAAGAACACAAAACTCTATAACACTGAGTTATACAGGAAGCGGCTCTCAGAGAATCTATGCTTACAAAGACGGAAATCTAGACCAAATCATTACAAGCCCTGCCGCTTCAGGTGCTGGAGGCACCGTAATCTATAGCGGACTTACAGCAAATACTTCTTATAGTTTATTACTATACGGAGCAAATAATGAAGGTTATATATCTATAAATGCTGGTGGAAGCACATACTCAACGCAAGGAAATCAACTTGCAACTCCTAGTGGAGTTTCTGCTACAACAACCAGAACTGATGGAGTTAATATTTCTTGGTCTGCTGTGTCTGGTGCTGCTTACTACGGTATTTGGTGGGGAGGTCCTCCTGGATACGACAACGCTCCTGACTTTGGTGGACCAAGTAGCGCTGGTGGGTGGAATGGTAGTGGAACTTCATTCTTAGATACGACTATTTCTGCTGGAGGAAGTCGCACATACTATGTTCAGGCATATCAAAGCGGAAACCCTACTGGAACAAAATCAAACTGGAGCGCTGGAGCAACTGGAACTAGAGCAAGTGCGCCGCCGCCAACTGCGCCAGTAATTACAAGTGGTCCTAGTATTTCTTGGGCTTCTGGAAACAACTTCACACTATCAGCAACTGCATCAAACGCAACTAACCTTGAATTTTTTGTTGAATTTGCCAATAATAGTGGTGGTCCTGCACTAAGAACTCAAACATTTTTCTTTGGAGCATCTACTGGTGGCGGACAAACAGGAGCGCAGGCTAACTCTTGGGCTAGAACACAAGTAAGAGCAAATAATACCACTACTGGTCTAAGTAGTGCTTTTAGCGGATTTACAAATTGGGCATAGCATGAATACTAATCAAAAACTAGAAATTCTAAATGCAAATTTAACTTCTATAATTCTTCATACTTCCGCACTAGAGACAGACATTGCTTTAGACCCCGATGCTGATGTAGAAGGGAAGCCCACGAGAGCCGAGGTTCTCGCCGAATTTAGAGAGAAAAAAGTAATCATTGAAAATATGATTGCGACACTTACTGAAGAAGAAACTCTATAGATAGCAAACTGCTATCATAGATAACCCAGACATAAGGAGAAAACGATGGCTAACATAGAATACGAATACCTCAACGATGCTGACAAAAACAACATTGTTATTAACCATATTCGCAGCGTTGAATATAACCTCTATAACCTTGAGATTCAAAAGGTTATTGCTAATACAGCAACAAACAAAGACCAACAACTTCTTACTCAATTAGAGCAAGAAATCTCTGATGGTCAGTCAAAAATTGCTGAACTGAAGTCGCTACTCGTTTCTGAGTAATTTTATGACTGAATCTAACGAAAAAGATTTAGTTATTACTGCTCTAAGGCAGAGAATCGGGGAACTGGTCTCTGCCTATGAGACAGAAATTGCTATCATTAGGGCTAATTACACTAAATTAAAAGAAGAGTTTGACCACATATCAAAGGTTCTTGCTGACCAGATACCAGATACGTCAGACGATGAAGCAGCAAATAAGCCTCTCCAACGTATGACAAAATTTAATCCTGCCGACGCAAGGAAGAAGAAAGACTAAAATGTTTGAGGTAAAAGACGGCTCTAGAACCCTACAGTTCAAAGGACGTTTACTTGCCGACTCTTCTTCTTGGCGTAGGGGTTCAACTCGGTGGATTGAATTTGCCCTTTATAGGACAGAAAACGGCTCTTATGTTTTGTCACGAATTGGAGTATCTTTAGTTTTTCATGGTGCTGCTTGTCCTCTTATAACTCGTTACGGATTAGTAGAAGCAAATCCTAAAGAATTAGACCGTGATGCTCTACCGTGTGAAGAATGTAGACCTACTAAAAACCTTCCATTTGTTTTTCCAGAAAAATATCGTTACTGGGCGCAAGTAAGTGAAGACCCTAAACCAGTCTTAGATGCTCTATATAAGTATGACCAAAATGGTGCTCGCTACCTAACTAATGTAGCACAAAGGTTGCTTGAAGAGGCAGCAGAAAATGATGAAAGAGTGGATAGTATTTACAGAATAGAGATGATTCCGTAAGATTCCTACAACTGCTAGTAAGAAGGACAAATGACGCAAGGATTAGAAGGAATAGAAGTAACGCTAGTTAATAGCGCAGAAAAAGCCTCGGATTTTATTCATTGGCTCGGTGAGCGTCGTCCTTACAACGCGATTGCTATTGATACTGAAACTGGTGAACGACCAGGAAGACCACGAAGTGATGCTTTATCTCCTTGGCATGGAGATTTAAGACTTGTTCAAGTTGGTGATTCTCAAAAGGGTTGGGCAATTCCTTGGAACGAATGGTCTGGAGTTTTTTATGAAGCAATGGATAAGTTTGATGGCCCACTTGTTTGTCACAACATAGCGTTTGAAGCACGATGGTTTGCAATCAAATCTCGTTGGGAAATTCCTTGGCACCGTGCTCACGACACAATGATTATGGCTCATCTGATTGACCCACTTGGTCCAGGTGCTTTGAAAGTATTAGCAGAAAATATTATTGACCCAAGAGGCGCATATCTTCAACAAAAACTAGATGAAGGTTTAGTTGAAAATGGTTGGACTTGGGGAACTGTTCCCATCAACTTTGAGCCTTATTGGGCTTACGGTGCGCTTGACCCAATCCTAACTATGCGTCTTTGGGAAAAATTTTATGAAAAGTGCGGCCCTGGAAAGCCATATCACAAGGCATATGAACTTGAAATGGCAACCCGCAAAATTGTCACTCGTATGGAAATCAATGGCGCTCGCATTGATGTTGATTACTCACGCAAGAAATATCAAGAACTAATTGATTACACAACAAGTGTTAAAGAGTGGGGTGCTAATACCTACTCTGGAACAAGCCTTACAAGCAATATTCAACTTGTCCGTCTCTTTGAAAAGTTGGGTGGAGAGATTACTGAACTCACCCCAAGTGGGCAAAAGGCGTGCACAAAAGACCAACTAAAACTTCTTATTAGAGATGGTAATGCTGAAGTAAAAAATCTTGCTGAAACAGTTGTTCAGTTACGCAAAGCGGAAAAACTTGCTAATACTTATTTTTTGAACTTCATTGATAAAAATATTGATGGGGTTCTTCATCCATCCGTCAAAACGCTCGGCGCACGGACATCGCGTATGTCAATTACTGACCCAGCGCTACAGACTCTTCCTAAGGGAGACGAAACTGTGCGCCGAGCATTTATTCCTAGAGATGACAAGCATGTCATCATTACATCTGACCTTGACCAAGTTGAGTTCCGTATGTTTGCGTCTTTGTCGCAAGACCCGAACTTGATACGACTATTCAATCGTGCTGACCAAATTGGTTCTGACCCGTTCACTGAAATTGGACGTGAGGTTTATCAAGAACCAGATATGCAAAAGTCTGATAAGCGCAGAACTCTTATCAAAGGAATGGTTTATGGTCGTCTTTACGGAGCAGGTGTTGCTAAACAAGCAATTACTGCTGGAGTTGCTGAGGAGCAAATGCGCTCGGTATCAGACGCATTTGATATTCGCTATCCAGGAATGATTCGTTTCCAAAAAGAAATTGAACATGTTGGAATGATGCGAGAGCGCGATACTGGTCAAGGATTTGTTCATACTTGGACTGGAAGAAGAATCCCTTGCGACCAAGGTCGTGTCTACACTCTTGTAAATTATTTGATTCAAGGTGGGGCGGCAGAGGTCTTCAAAAGTAACCTTGTAAAACTGGACCAAGCAGACTTGACTGAACTATTGATTGTTCCTGTCCACGATGAAATTGTTTTACAAGCACCACGAGAAGATGCTGAAGAAATAAAAAGAATTGTTCAGCAATGTATGACAACCGAAGAAGGCTGGGCTGTCCCACTTACAGCGGATGTTGATGGTCCACTAGAGACTTGGGGAGATAAATACTGATGATTGGTGTATTAGCGGTTGACCCAGGACAAACTACTGGAATTGTTTTTATTGAGTGGGACCAAAATCAAGAACAACTACCAACAAAAGTAATTTCTGCTGAAGCAGACCAAGAGTCATTTGCTTCATCTATAGAACCAATATTGGCAAACAAACAGTCGTATGGTAGTTTTTATGTAGTTTGCGAAAGATTTATAATAAACGCTCAAACTGTTAGAAACTCTCAGGCTCCTTATAGTCTTGAACAGATTGGTGTCCTCAAGCATCTATGTAGGGTAAATGGGTATAACCCAGCAGAAATATCCTTTCAAGCCCCTGTAGACGCTAAATCAATGTTTCCAAACCCAGCCCTAAAGAAGATAGGGGTGTGGCATGTGGGGGGTGGGGGTCACGCCCTAGATGCTGCCCGACACGCCCTACTCAAAATGACTAGAGTTGGTTGGAAACCAAAAATCCTGCTAGACTAACAAATAGAAGAAAAAATATTTCAAGCCGCAATAAAAAATTTTTTTCTTAGTGACGAAAGGAACCACTAGTGCCAGTTTCAGTGGACATAGATGCCTCAGGCGAACATATAGTAATAAGTGCTGACTGGAGGCTAAAAGAACTCTGTAAAAGCCTTCCAGGGGCCTCCTGGAACGTTTCTGAGGGTGTCTGGAGGGTTCCACTAAGTTGGACAACATGTTTAGCCCTACGGTCTACATTCAAAGACCAACTAGAGATTCAACCCAAACTTGCTGAGTGGGCAGCAGACCATATCAACACAAGAATCAATCCTGCGCTGGCTCTAAGAGAGTTAGATACCTATGAAGGTGATGAAGCCCTATTCCCTCATCAAAGGGCTGGAGTAGCCTTCCTAAGCACAGCCAAACGAGCGCTTCTAGCCGATGAACCAGGACTAGGAAAGACCGCTCAGGCTATTAGGGCTCTAAAGGCTCTTCACGATAAAGGTGAAGATGTTTTTCCTATTCTTGTAGTTTGTCCTAACACCTTGAAAAAGAACTGGGCCAGAGAGTTCCAAAAATGGTGGCCTGATTCTGTAGTCACTCAAATAATCAAAGGCTCTGCTGCTCAGCGTAAAAAGCAATTTGAAGAACCAGCCCAAGTTTTTATTATCAACTGGGAATCCCTTCGCTCTCACTCAAGACTCGTTTCCTATGGCTCTATTGCACTAACTAGATGCAAGGCTTGCGGCGGACAAGATGAAAAAATTAGTGAAAGCCGTTGCGAGGTTCATCTTAGAGAACTCAACAATATAGATTTTAAGGCTGTAATTGCTGATGAAATTCATCGCTCAAAAGACCCAAAGAGCAAACAAAGTCGCGCTTTGTGGTCTGCTAGTGGCAATGCTGAAATCCGTTTTGCACTTACTGGAACTCCAATTGCAAACAATGTAGTTGACCTATGGGCAATACTTCACTGGTTGTCTCCAAAAGACTGGCCTTCAAAGACCAAGTGGATTGACCGAATGATTGATGTCATGCTCAATGCCTTTGGTGGAATGATGGTTCTTGGCGTCAAACCAACAATGACTGATGAGTTCTATAAGAGCGTAAATCCATATATGCGTCGTATGTTAAAAAAAGTTGTTTTGCCTCATCTACCGCCAGTAATGAATGAGCGCCGAGATGTTGAGATGTCTACAAAACAAGCCAAGGCTTATGCGCAAATGCGTGACAACATGATTGCAGAACTCTCTTCTGGAGACATTCTCTCTGCTCCAAGTATTTTGACTCAGACCATACGTCTTTTACAGTTTGCTAGTGCTAGTGCTACTTTAGAAGTAGATGAACTTACTGGAGAAACAAAGGCTATTTTAGACATGCCTTCTTGTAAGGTAGAAGCATTGATGGAAGACATTGAAAACGGAGACTTTGGAGATGATTCAGTTGCTGTAAGCGCTGTCTCCAAACAACTTATCAATCTTCTAAGCGCTGAGATGACTAAGAAGAAAATACCACATGGACTAATTACTGGCGACCAAGACGAAGATGAGCGTCAGCAAGCAATTGATGATTTTCAATCTGGTGTCACTAAGTGGGTTCTTTTTACGGCACAGGCAGGTGGAGTCGGTATTACCTTGACGACGGCTCGCCGTCTAGTTATGCTTCAGCGACCTTGGTCATTAGTTGATTACAAGCAAGTATTAGACCGAGTTCACCGCATTGGAAGCGAGATTCACGACTCAATTGTTATCACTGATTATGTCACGGAAGGCACTATTGAAGAGCGTGTCATCCACGTTCTTGAGACAAAGGCTGATAACTTTGAACAGATTGTTCGTGATAAGGACCAACTATTGCGACTACTACAAGATGATAAGAGTGGAAAACTATGACAGAAAATGACAAAGTAGTTCGTATCTCCAACTCAGAGATACAAACTTTCAAAGATTGCCGTAGACGTTGGTGGCTTACTTACTACCGCGGTCTACAGCCTAAGTTTCAAGAATTTACTGGTGCGCTCGCATTTGGTAGTCGCATTCACGCAGCCTTAGATACTCACTATTCTCAAAACGTTCCGCTGCTTCAAGCACACGCCGAGTTAGTAGATGCTGACAAAAAAATTCTATTAGAAAACTTTGAAGATACCTCAAACTTGGAATCAGAGGCAGAGATGGGTCGCATCATGCTTGAGGGATACGAGCAATGGGTTGCTGAAGAAGGTTTAGACGCAGAACTTGAAATGGTCTCAACGGAAGAAAAGATTGTCGTGCCAATGTTCAACGGAGAGGTTGAACTACAAGGAAAGATTGATATGCGTGTTCGTCGCAAGGCGGATGGCGTCAAACTATTCCGTGACTTCAAAACCGTAGGTGGCTCTCTAGATGAGTTTGCTGGAACAGCAAATATGAATGAACAAATTCTTACATATATGATTTTAGAAAAACTCAAGCATGGTGAAGAAGAACAACGCACCGAAGGTGGCATTTTTACAATGCTAAAGAAGGTAAAGCGCACTGCTGCTTCTAAGCCTCCATACTACAAACAGATTGAAGTTCGTCATAATACGTTTGCGCTTAGAAATTTCTGGCTAAGAATTCATGGAGTTCTGTCAGACATGATGCGAACAAGAACTGCTCTTGATGCTGGAGAGCCTCATCATTTTGTTGCGTATCCACGACCAACAACTCGTGACTGCAAATGGAAATGCCAATTTTTCGCTATTTGCCCGATGTTTGACAACGGTGAAGCCGTTGAAGAGGTAATTAGCGATTTGTATAAGGAAGCAGACCCTTATGCATACTATGAAACAGAGAAAAAAGGAAGCGAGTGACAATGAGCCAAATACAACGCTCACTTACAGTCATGGTGTATGGAGAGAGTAAAGTTGGTAAATCCAGTTTTGCTGTCACAGCGCCATATCCTCGCCTAATGCTTGACGTTGAAGGCGGACATCGTTTCTTGCCTATCATTGTTAAGTATTGGGACCCGTTGCGTGAGGAGCCGCCTTTGGCTGACGGGACATGGGACACATGCGTAGTCACAGTTCGTGATTACGACACTGTTCTCAAAACATATCAGTGGTTGCAGTTAGGTAAGCACCACTTCAAGAGTCTAATTATTGACTCTGTATCAGAACTCCAAGTTAAATGCTTGGAAAACATTGCTGGTGTCAATCAGATGACACAACAGCAGTGGGGCGAGTTGTTGCGTCACATGGGTGCGCTATTGCGTGACCTTCGTGACCTAACAATGCACGCTACAAATCCGTTAGAGGCAGTGGTTCTTACTGCTATGGCTAAGCAGGACCGTGATGGAAGATACCGTCCTTACTTGCAGGGTCAGTTGGCAATTCAAGCACCATACTTCTACGACATTCTGGGCGCTCTTACCGTTGAGGAAAGAATGAATCCAGACCCAACCCAGCCAAATCTTAAGACTCGCCGCATGTATGTGGAGAGAACTAATAACTATGAGGCTGGAGAACGAGTTCAAGGACGACTAGGCAAAGTCATTGAGCAAGAAACCCTTCACTTGGAAAAGATGCTTGACCAAGTGTTTGGACCACGACAAACTACTGAAACGAAAGCGAGCGAATAGTGTCTACACTCAATTGGGGCGACCTAATCAAAGATGCTGGTGAAATCAGCAGCAGTTACGAGCCACTACCAGATGGCGAATATGACCTAACTGTTATTGAAGCAACAGCAAAAGTCACAGCAACTGGAAAGACAATGTTCTCTATCAAGACACAAGTTGAAGGCGGCGCCTACAACAAGCGTTTTGTATGGGACAACCTAACTGTCTCTCCAGAAAATAAAAATGCACTTTCAATTTTCTTTGGAAAGATGCACGCTATGGGAATCACACAGCAGTTCTTTACACAGGTTCCTGCACCAACCAATGCTCAGATTGAGCAGGTTTTAGTTGGTCGCAAGTTCCGTGGAACTGTGGGAAGCCGTGTCTATAACGGCAACAAGCGCAACGAGATTCGTCGCTATGCTGCTCTAGCAGCAGCGGCGGCTACAAC